TCTAAACAATCCAGACCGTCTTGATGTATTATCTCCTATCATGGACATGATGGATGATAAAAATCTGTTTTATCTTAAAAACAGTGGTGTATACAAAATTGGTGATGTTGCGGTAAGTGTATTTAGTATATTAGATGATGCTGATAATTATATTTCAGGACTCGATATAGATGATCCAACAATTAATACTAAAATTGCAGTTTATCACGGTTCAGTAAAACGTAGTATGACAGATATTGGGTATGTTGTTATGGGTGGTGACATTGAACTTCCGATGTTCAATGGATATGATATTGTTATGTATACTGCTGATGCAGTGTTAAGTGGTGGTGTTCGTAGATCAGCAACAATATGTTTATTTTCTCCAGATGATGATGAGATGATGAATGCAAAAACAGGTAACTGGTTTATGGATAACCCTCAAAGAGGTAGGTCTAACAACTCTGCAGTTATTGTAAGAAACGAAACATCTCCAGAACAGTTTAATAAACTTATGCAAAGTGTGAGAGAGTTTGGTGAGCCTGGTTTTGTTTTTGTAAATTCAAAAGAACATACTACTAATCCTTGCGTTGAGATCGGAATGTTTCCACAGATCAAAGGAAAATCTGGCTGGCAAGGATGCAACTTAACAGAAATAAACGGCGGTAAGTGCACGTCAAAAGAAGAGTTTTTTAAAGCGTGTCGTGCAGCATCTATTTTAGGAACTTTACAAGCTGGATATACAGACTTTAAATTTCTTGGTGATACAAGTAAAAAGATCTTTGACAGAGAAGCACTGATTGGTGCATCTATTACAGGTTGGATGAACAACCCTGATGTATTATTTGATCCTGAAGTATTAGAAGAAGGAGCAAAAATTGTTAAAGAAGTTAATAGAGAAGTCGCTGAAGCTATTGGAATCAATCCTGCGGCCAGAACCACGTGCGTGAAACCTTCGGGAAATGCCTCAGTTCTACTTCAAACTGGTTCTGGAATACATGCTGAACATTCGCAAATGTATATTCGAAATGTACAGATGACAAAAGATTCAGAAGTTACCCAAGCTATTCAAAAATCAAATCCTTTTATGGTTGAAGACTCAGTATGGTCTGCCACTGGATCTGATGTAGTTGTTTCGTTTCCAATTCTTCCAAAGAAAGGTTCAATATTTAAAGATGCACTCCTAGGAGTATCTCATCTTGAAAAAGTAAAACTGGCACAAAAACATTGGGTAGAAGCCGGTACTAATATTGATCTATGTGCAGATGAAGGAGTTAGACACAACGTATCAAATACTATTATTGTAGATGATTGGGATCAAGTAGAAAAATATGTGTTTGAAAATAGAAACTCTTTTGCTGGTATTTCTTTTCTTCCAATGACAGGAGATAAAGACTACAATCAAGCTCCTAACACAGCTGTTATTTCTGCAAAAGAAATGGTAAAAAAATATGATACTGCCGCAATATTTGCATCTGGTCTTGTCGTAGATGCACTCTCAGCATTTCCTAATCTCTGGCAGGCATGCGCTACCGCTCAAGGAATGGGAGAGGATATTACGCTTGAAACTTCAGATAATGCAATAAAGAAAGATTGGGTGAGAAGATTTCAAAACTTTGCGGATAACTATCTAAAAGGAGATTTAAAGACAGCAGAACACTGCTTAAAGGATTCTTATCTTTTACACAAATGGAATAAAATAAACAAAAACTTTAAAACAATAGAATGGAAAGAGGATTTAACCGAAAAGCGTTACACTGACGCAGACACCATTGCTTCTGAAGCATGTGTCGGCGGAGCGTGCGAGATAGACTTCTAGTGTGAAGTATTATTATTTTGAATGTACATTCTGTGATGGCGAATCTCAGGTGTCCTCTGATATTGAACCTCAGTTTTGTCCCTTGTGTGGAAACGATTGTAATGCTCAATTAGTTGAGTATGATGACGAAGATGAAGAAGATTAATATATAATAACATGTGGTTTTATGAAGATAAAATATTCGATCCAGTCGAGTACTCTTATGAGAACTTGGCTGGTTTTGTTTATTTAATAACAGATTTAAATAACAATAAGAAATATGTCGGAAAAAAGAACTTTTGGAAAATACATAAGCTAAGACCATTAAAGGGTAAAGTTAACAAAAGACATTCCAAAAAAGATTCAGACTGGCAAACCTACTATGGATCAAATGAAAAGGTGAAACTTTTAGTTGAGGCAGAAGGAGAAAAGAGATTTAAAAGAGAGATAATAAAGCTCTGTAAGACTAAAGGTGAAATGTCATACTATGAAATGAAAGAGCAAATTGATAGAGAAGTTCTGTTTAAAGAAGACTATTACAATGAGTTCATAGGTGGTAAGATTCACTCTAAACATTTGAAGGGATAAGAAATGCATACTTATAGATGTAAGGTAATAAAGGTTGTCGATGGAGATACGATCGACGTAGATATAGATCTTGGTTTCGGTATATGGCTAAGAAACGAAAGAGTTAGACTGTATGGCATAGATACTCCAGAGTCTAGAACTCGAGATGAAGAAGAAAAGAAATACGGTAAAGCCGCCGCAGCTTATTTAGAAAAGTGGGTAAAATCTGGTGGAGTAACTATCAGAACTCACAAAGATGAAAAAGGAAAGTTTGGCAGAATACTAGGAGAAGTCTGGTGTTTTGAAACTAATGTAAATGCAAAGATGATTGAAGAAGGACATGCTGTTGAGTATCATGGACAGTCGAAAGAAGAAATAAGTGAACAACATATAGAAAATAGAAAGAGAGTAAAATTAGAATGAAATGGTTTTTAGTTGTAATATTTGCAGGAATAACACCTGATGGTTATCAAGACGTATACATTTTTCATAAGCCAAACTACACTAGCTTAGAGCAGTGTGTAGAAGCAGCAAATGATCCGAGTCAAATTCAAGTGTTTACTCAAAAGTTAGTTATGGAATATCAGAGCATGAAACCTATTCAAAGGGTTGTATGTTCTCCAGAAGATAGTTTAAGAAAAGTAGTAAATGGAGAGGAAAAAGCGTAATTAATGGTGTACAATTATATCGAACTATGGTATAATAAATTATTGAATAATGATGGAAGGTGGTAGTACATGATATTGATTGATTATAATGGCGTAGCTATTGGTAATCTCGTCGTACAAAGATTGGCAGTAGAAGAAAATTTACTTAGACATATGATACTAAATTCTATAAGAATGTATCGTCAAAAGTTTGGTAAAGAATACGGTGAAGTAGTAGTTGTTGCAGATGGTGCAGGTAACTGGCGCAAGGATGTATTCCCTCAATATAAGTATAAAAGAAAAAAAGGTAGAGAGGAGTCTAAGATAGACTGGAACGAAGCCTTTCGTCTTCTTAACATGATAAGAGAAGAAATTAAAGAAAACTTTCCGTATAAAGTAATGCATGAACAAGGATGCGAAGCGGATGATGTTATTGCTCAGATCGCCATAGAGACACAAGAGTTTGGTAAGAACGAACCGGTAATGATTATATCTGCAGATCATGATTTCATTCAATTACAAAAGTATAGTAACGTCAAACAGTACTCTCCTATGACTAAAAAATTCGTGACACATAAGAACCCTAGACTATATTCTATGGAACATATATTTAAAGGTGATGGCGGTGATGGAGTACCAAATGTTCTTTCAGATGATAATGTATTTGTAGAAGAAAGACGTCAGTCACCAGTAACTAAGAAAAAAATAGACGCATGGCTAGAGTCAGATAATCTTCAGCGTGATATGGGAGATACAATATACCGTAACTATCTAAGAAATAAAAAATTGATAGATTTAACAGAAACACCTGATCCTGTAAGACTTAGTATTATAAATAATTTTGAAGGGCAAGATCCTTGGAAGAACAGAGGAAAAGTCTTTCCATACTTAGTAAATAAAAGATGTAAGAGACTATTGGAGAGTGTACAAGAATTTATATGATTAAGTTATATGAAAGTCAGAAAACGATAATAGAGCATCATGAAGAAGAAAATAAAGTTTATAAGACATATAAACCTCAGGCTATATTTTCAAAGGAATGG